CAGGCAGGCTGTGGCAATACACCGTCACTGGTCCCATAGGTTGCTCATCATCCGATGGGATGAACCACGCTGCTGCCCATAACAATGCGTTGATCATGGTTGCGTTGCTTCAAGTTCTGCTTCGATGTCAAAGTCATCACCAAGCACTTCGCCTTCAGATAACCGGGCCAGGAATGTTTCTTGCGTGATGGTGCCTGCGGTGTAAACCTGCAGCAATGCCAACACATCCTGCGGCTCCAATCTGGTACCAAGGAAATCGCGGTTCACATAACAGCTGCCAGCTTGCTCTGGTGTGCTGAGAAATTCTGCATGAAACTGCAGGCAGTTGTCGATCATGTCCTGCACATTTTGCGCAATCACCATCATCGTGCTGTCACCTTGACTGCGATCGATGCGTTTGGCTTCAGCGGTTTCGGCTGATAGCTTTTGGCCGAGCACTGCCGCAAGACCTAGTTCATTGATCTGCGATGCAAGCTGATCGAGTCGCTTGAATTGATAGTCGAAGCTCTTGCCGCCTGGCTCGATGTACTCCGCACGACCTTCAGCTGGAAATGCGATGGCTTCACCCGGCCCGGCTGATACCTCTTCAGCGCTGGATGGAAAACCATAAAACGCCAGCATCGGCACCGCTGAGATGTGCAGCTGGTTGTCGAGATCAGATTGCACCTGATAGGTCTTCAGGTTCAGTTCTGCGATGTCCTGCAGCGGTGGCCGCGACTCCATGTAACCAACGCGATCGGAGTAGGCAACCGAAAACGGGATCCGATCAAGCGTTGTCGTGCCTTCGTCATACAGCTTGAAGTCACCGGTGTCATCGTCTTTGCGGTGCAGTTCATACGCACCAGGCGTCAGCACACGCACCTGTTCGACTGCTTTCTCGCCATAATCACCATCAGGTTCAGTGATCACTTCCCGCAACCGCAGCTGCGTTAGTTTTTGCGCGCCATCTTCCAGTTCGGTGCGCCATCCGAGGATGTCTCTAGGCGAATACGCAATCCAGTACGGCCGGCCGCCATCTTGCGGTGCATCAACCAGCACGCCGACATGACCGTAACGGATCATCGTGCGAGCGGTTTCGTAGCACCATGTATTCAGATCATTGCCTTGCAGGTCAACGTCAAACAGCTGCTCACGGATCGTGTCGCCAGTGTCATTAAGCCTGACCGGTTTGCGTGTCAGCATCCCGGCGAGCATCCGTTCAATGCGGACGAGATACGGTGGGCAGGTTGAGCGCACAAGGCGATTGTCGTAACTGGAATCTTGTTCTCTTGGCTCCTGCGGAAGATAAGTGCGATGCCTCTTGCGCATCGCAACGGTGCCTTTGGTGAGGTCTTCGATCAGGATCCAGTTCTCCTCCATCGCGTGCCACGCGGTGCATGGGTCGTCGACTTTGGTAACTGCGCGTTTGGCGGATGCGCGATCGTAATGGCGAAACCCGGAGTACATCTGCAACGCTGCGTTGATTGCAGTCTACTGGCTGATGAGTAGCAGAAGCGCCTTACCCGGCTTGATCAATCAATCCAGCCACCAAGCGCTGCGAGCAATCCCGACCATTCGCCTCAGCTTAGGTTGATCGATGCTTAGCCTCCTCTTCAAGCGTGACGGCCGCCCAGTCGAGGACGTACCTTTCCTGCTCCCACAACCAAGCCGCCACTTCGCGGATCGCGGCGCGGGCTTCATGTAGATAAAGGTTAGGGTCAGCGCAGACGTTGGGATGTATCGCTGCAGCAACCCGCTCCACCAGCGAACTATCTGGTTTCGCCGGATGGTTGGATTTGGCAGGCTGGGCGGCCTCCAACGCCTCGATGCGTTTCACCAGAGAAGCAATCCGCTCGGCCATAGAAGCGATCCGCTCGGCCTGGCTGCGGCCTGGTCTGCGCAATCTCGCGGCCCATGATTCCTTGTCATCCTCGTCCCTAGCTTCTAGTGCCTCAAGCCTGTCACGCAGTTCGAGCAGGCAGGAGAACTCAACGTGATGGCGCATCCGCTCAACGAGAGCCCACTGCTGAGATGTTGCGCGGTGCTGGTCAGCCATAAATCTTCTCCTTGAGTTGATCAATAGTGCCATCATTGACGATCACCCGATCAGTGGTGATGTCGTCTAATCCACCTTCGCTGCTGTGGTCGCCGCTGTAGATGACACCAGGGCGTTCAATGCGCCATAGCTCGCCGCCGAGATCGCGGATCATCGCGGCTTCATTGGCAAACCGCACGTCATCAATCACGACAGATCCGCCATTGTCCATAATCCGCTGCGTTTCAGCACGGGCGATCATCACCCAGAAATCTGGGTGGATGCAAGCCCTGCCCCATTCGGTGCCGAGCGTTTGCATCATGTGACGCGCTGATACGCCAAGCTCGGGGATGATGGCTTCTTTGTCTGCGTAGATGCAATGAAAGCCCGAAAGCCCTAGATCGTCGAGCATGTTCCACACAGCACGCTTAAGCGGCGCAGCAAATGACACGCATTCGCGATCATTGAGCAGATCAGTGAGCAGACTGGCTGCGATGGTCTTACCGCAGCCTGGCGCAGGGCTGTAAAGCCCGATGAGACGGGGAAGGCTCATTCGCCCTCCTCCACCTCAAGGTCATTGATCAGGTCCATCAAGTGATCGAAGAAGGGGTAGTCCTCCCGCTCCTCCTCGGTGGTCAGTTCGTGGAGCTGCGCGGCCAATGCGGCTAGCTTCTGTTGTCTAGTCATCGGTGGGTGGTGGTGACTGGTGGCATTATGACCCAGCGGTGCAGTGCTGCGTCGTGTGGTGTGGCGGTTTGGCGGGCGGCTGCCGGGGGTTAGGGGCGTTCCACCGCCCAGGCCAGCACTGAAAGCATCAGAGTGATGCCAATGAAGTAGCCGGCCAAGGCGAGCAGCGGTCCTCCAGCAAGAAACCCGGCGGCACCGATCAGGTGAGTTGCCCCGGCGGCAGCAAAAACCAGGAATAGGTTACGACCAGTTTGGCAAACAATTTTGAGAAAACGCATTGGGTAAGGGGGGCGCCGAAGCGCCCGGTGAAAGGAGTTAGGCCAGCGCCCGATTGTTCAGCATCTCGTCAGCAGTGTTGAGGCGCTGCATCAGCCGGGGGAGAATGTGGAAGTGCCCTTGGCGCTTCGCTGCGCGAATCATATCAATGGTCTCGGAGCGAAACTCCTGCCACTCTTGCCGTTGAGACTTGCGGGCAGGCTTGGCGGAAACAGTGAGATCCAACGGAGCGCATTTCTGGGCGGCGTTCCGGGCTTTCCACGCTGCCTTTTCGGCGGCGGTCATGTTGTCGGTGATGGAAGGGCGGCGAGCCATGTGTCGTGGGTGGTGACTGATGCAATTATGCAGGATCCTGGCCTTGCTCAGCTGTGTCGTGTGACGGTTTGTAGGGTGGCTGCGTTCATGGTGCTTTTGGCGGTTGCCACTTGCCTCCCTTGCGGATGTTATCAGCGGCCCATAGCGGCTGCAGATTGGTGTAGTGGAAGTATTGCCGCTGTTGCTCAGGGTCCGTCAAGTCAAAGCTGGCGCATGGTCGGATGTGGTCTATGTGCCAACCGTTGCGGCCATAGTTCTCCCAGCTCATGCCATCAGCGAAACGGGCTTCAAGATGGTGGCGCAGCTCTTCAACGGTGCAGCCTGTTAGATCCATGGTGCTAGCTGATTTGATCATTCCTTTTGTTACATGTGAAAGCCTGCTCCGCAATGAGTTCAAGAGTTTTTGTTTTGGATCCTTCCTGTATTCATTCATCCATTGCCTGAACCATTCCCTATATACAGCGCGATTGGCTTTCGCTTTCTCCCGCAGTCGTTCTGAGTGCCGCCGATAATAGCGCTGTCCTCTTATGCGATTGCCAGGGAGTGAGCACTCTGGGCACTTCCAGTCAACGACTCGCCTGCCCACGCAATGCCCATACTTGCAAGGGCCCATGTAATAACGTTTTAACCCTTGTCTTTTGGCTTCCTTGCGGCTGATGAAGGGTCCGTAAAAAAGCTGCGTGGGCTGCTGATCCAGCAGCTCCAGCTGGGTCATAATGGTCATGTCGCCTGGTGATGCAGGTGGCCGTGCGCAGGAGGTTGCCGCCTCGCTGCGCCACCATTCTAATACACGCGTATTCCGGTGCCGCGACCTGCCTGCTTGTGCAGCATGGAGAAGTCGCGATGCAACCAATAACCTAGGCAGTCGTTGAGATGGTCGAAGCCTGACTGCTTGTCAGGAAGATCGGTCTTCTCATCCCAGCATTGCAGCTCCAGGCATTCGATCAGCTTGGCGCAGCCTTGCCACACCTGCAGCCGGTTCTGGCCTTTGCCGTTCTCCAGCATCGCTTGCACGTTGTTCACG